ATGATACCAACGCATCAATTAGCCTTATGCGATGGTGTCGAGCATCGAGCTTGTCGCGGTGACGCCTGCGTTTTGGAGCACGAAACACTTGCTCGGGACCTTGACGATCGGTGAACCGAAGAGCATGAGCAAGAAGGGCTTGCTCGTAGCTACCTCGGCGAGAGGACGACGGAAGAAATCGAGCAAGCGCACGAACTCGAGAACCGTTGGGTCATGCTGCACGAAAACGATTTTCGAGGTGTTCGGAATCACGAGGTTCGCGTCAATGAACGCAGTCGGCGCTCCGCTCGCGTTCGCGATCTCGCCGATCAAGCGACAGGTTGAGAAGTCAACCGCGCCCGCGGTCGCAGCCTTGTCGCTTCGGTAGATCTTGTAGAACACGGCGTCCGACGCGTCTGCGATGGTCACGGTCACGCTCTCAGACGCTGCGACCTCGACAGCTGCGGAGCTTACGCCCGCGCTGAATCCGTCGTTGCTTACCGCGACGACCTTGTAACCATAGAAGCCAGCGTCATCACCGGTGAAGCTCCCCGCGGTTCCCGCAGCAGCTACGCTCGAGATGGTGGGACCAGCGGGCGCAGCGCTTGAGCTCGCAGACGCGGGAGCAGCGTACGCGTTGAAGAGGAACGGCGCGCTCTTGACTGGAACTGGCCCATAGGGGCTCATGATGTTGAGCTCCTGAACGCCATAAGTCAAACCGTCCGCAGCGCGGAGAGCTGCGAATTGATCGTGACGGCCCCACTGAACAGCGAACTTGATGAGCTCCGCGTGGATGCGTGGCTCGACGTAGATGCAGTCGGGGCGACCGAATCGAGGAGCGCTCTGCACCTCGGAGAGTACCTCTTGCAAGAGGCGAGGAGTCGGAGACTTACCGCGAAGATCGAACGTGTTCGCGCCGCTGTTGTGCGACTCAATCTGCTCGATGATGCCGTCGAACGCGAGCGGGTTCACGCTCTCCTTCGCGTGCCAGAGTGAGCGCTCGAGCTTCTGCATGAGGCGTAAAGTACCGCGCTCGGTCTCCTGCGCGATCGCGTTCGCGTTGTTACCGATCAAGCCGACGAGGCTGCCGACGTCAGTCACCTCGCGACGCTCTGCGAGGTACTTAACGCGCACAGACTTACGCTCGTACTCAGAGCGGTTAGTCGTGCCTGCGCTGCCCTCTGCGATGAACGGCTCGAGATCGAGACCGTGATCGTTGATCACGCTGTACTCGTGAACGGTGTTCGTCGCTGAGACCTTCGGGATCGCGGGCCAGAGCGCGAGCTCCTTCATCGTGTACGTTGCAGAGCTGAGCGTGTTCTCGATGCTCTGTGGGACGAGGGGGCTCAAGCTGCCCGCGTCACCGCCACTAGTACCGGCGGGAGTCTGGTATCCCGCGTCTGCTGACTTGCGGAGCGCGCTGTTAAGCTGAGCGAGGTCCGCGATATTTACGAGCTGATTAGCTTCTGGAAATGAATACATGGTCGACCTCTTACTCTACGTCGATGATGTGAGAAACAGCGGAGACAGGAACGCCCGCCTCGAGTTGTGCGATCGCGTTGCGGATCTGTCCGCGCTGCGTGTTGGTGAGCTGCGCGTCGTCGCGTAGCATCGTGAGACCCTTACGGATCACGTCGCCCCTCGTGGGAGCGGCGGGTGTCTGTGCGACGGGTGCGACGGGCGCAGAGACGACGGCGCGAGGTGCGTTAGGTTGAGCGAGGAGCGTGTTCAAGCTCTTCGACATCTCGCCCCGGTCCTCTCTCATCGCCTTCATCTCGGTCATCATCGCGTCGAGGCCCTTCATGACAGCGTCGAGACGCTTCTCCATGTCGGCGATCACGCGGTCGCTGTTCTCTGCGAGCGCTTTGATCGCGTCGGCGTACATCTGACCCTTGTCCATCTCGTCCTCCTCCTCGATGATGATCTCCTCGTCCGCGGGCATCTCGCCCTCGTCCTCGAGGATCTCGTCGTCGTCGAATAGGTTGATCTGGCGATCGTCGTCGCGCTTCATGTCCATCTCGTCGTCCTTACGCATCGCTTTCGAGAGAGCGTCGAGCGCCTCCGTCAATGCGTCGGCTGAGACGACGTCGTCGGTTTTATTTTCGAGCATCTGTATCTCCTCGTCTGCTCTCGTTGCGGTGTGTCGTTGTGAGTGTATCACAGTTTCACGCCTGTGTTGTTTTTTGCGAGTTTCATCAGTTTGTCGACGAGCTCGTCGAGCTCTCGATCCGCTGCGCCGAGCTTGCCTCGTAAGAGCTCCTTAACCTCGTCGCGCGTGTAGACGCGAGGCTCGTCCCCGTAGGTCGCAGAGCTGACCGCGCGGTCGAGGCTCTGTTGCACGAGTGCGCTCATCGCTGCGTCGGCGTCTGGGATCACCGGCTCCTGATACCCGATCGACGCGCCCATCGAGCGCGCGATGAGCTCGAGGTTCGTGTGCGGGTTGATGGGCATCGCGGTTATCGCGACGTTCAATACGCGCGCCTTGAGTACGCGCTTCGGCTTGAGGGGGTCGCGTAGTAGCACTTGACCCTCGACACTGAAGCCGAGGGAGCGATCGCCCCCCGCTTTCTTCATCGCGACGGCGGTCTCGTATACGTCGCGCCCGAGTCGCTTGTCGAGGTAAAGCACACCCTCGACGCGCGTGCGGTCATCATCCACCTGTTCGACCTTGACCGGGTGACCGAGGACCGCTCCCGCGCCCTGTTGATGCTCGTGATTGAACCACCCGTTCGCGAGAAAGTAGTCCCACTCGAGCCCGTCCTGCTCGATCGTCTCGCCCTCGAGGTCCATGTCACGCGTTGAGCAGATCCCGCCGATCATCGCCTTCGAGGGGGCGTCGTCCTCGTCTTGTCCCTTGCTCATCGGGTCGAGCTCCAGAGGAACCCAGCGCGAGAACGCGTCGAAGGATTTACGCGTCGCCTCCTCTAGCGTGGACGCGTCGAGGTCATGCTCCTCGAGCCACTCGCGGAACTGCGACGGCGTGAGCTTGTCAGCGTCCGCGCGGACGCTCTGGATCTCGCTTCGGTCGTCCTTGATCCCGAGGATCATCGAGACGCCGTCCGCGTTGGATGGGGTGAAGCGTCTGAAGTCGTCATAGAGCGCGGGGTCCGTCTGTCGCGCTGCGTGTTCGTTGGTGTATGGCATCGTTGGCTCCTGTTACGGGTTCCGCATCGGCATAATGACATGAGAGCCCGACATCGTGGTGAGGCGAATCGGGTTATACTGCGCTTTAGGGTTCTCGGGCGAGAGGTGGACGGAGACCGCGCCCCCGTCCCTCAACGCGTCGCGGAAGTAATCAGCCGAGACGACGAAGTCCCCCTCGACCATATCGTCCGCTTTAGGGATCTTCGCGATCTCGCGCCCCTTGTGCATGAATGTAAGCGTCGAGTCCTCACGGTCCGCGCGGATCACGAGGCTCTCGTTTATCTTCTTACCCTCAGAGATCTTGAGAGCGCGCGCGAGCTGCTTCGCCGTCTCTTTGCTCATCGTCCCCGCGTGTACATTCTCCCGCTCAACTGTGCTCACGATCGTCGCGTAGTTGGGGGGGCGCTGGTCGAGCTCGTCCTTCGTCGCCTTGTCGTCGATGGCGACGGGTTTGCCGTCCTCGCCGAAGTTCATCCCGCGACGGTAGAAGATACGATGCCCATCGGTCGCGAAGATCCCGTCACCATCACGAGCAGCCTGACGCATCGAGGTCCGCGCTTTATCCTTCGAGCGGACTCGCTTCAGCGTCGCTAGAGTCTTTTTGTCGATATCCTCGAGGCTGTTGATCTCGTCGGAGCGCGGAGTGATCGGGTCGAGCGCGTCCCGTTGTACGCGTGTCTCTTGCGTCAACTCTGAGAACCCGTCGAAATCACGCTCCGCTTTATTCAGACGAGCAACGTCCGCGAGCGTTGTGCGTCGTAGCTCGGCGTCGGTCTGTGTCGCCGGTGTGAAGTAACGAGGCTCACCCTTGTCGTTTACGCCTCCGTAGTATGACGCAGCGAGACCCTGTGCGATCTTAATCGACGCTTTCTCGTTCATCTTGCTGAGATCTACCGCGAGCGTATGCTCGTCGGAGACCGTACCGTCGGGGAAGCGGAATTGATAAGAGAGCCCCGCGCCAGACACACGGACCGCGAGCCCCCCATCGTTCGGCAACGAGTAGCGCTTCACGCTTCCGTCGGTGGGGATCGGTGCGTCGATCGCCTTAGATACGGCTTTAGGATCAGCGCCTCGCAAACGCTCACGGGTGTCACGCGCCCCTCTCAGGTTCCGCGTGTTGTCGACGAGGTGGTTCTCCCTCGCGTCGTCGTGCGATGGGAGCTTGTGAAAACTCCGCTCGCGGACGCGCGCTCGCTCTCTCTCCTGTCTCTCTGTGCGGTCCCGCGCCGAGCTCTCCCCCGCGCGACGGTTGATCTCTGCGGTCTCTTCGGGAGTCGGCTCGGCGGGTTGCGCTTCGGGCATCGTCTCGAAGTTGTCCTCGCTCGGCGTCTCCGCTTGCTTCGCTTGCTCGACGCGCGCCTCGTCGCGCTCTCGTAGTTTCTGAGCGACGAGCTTCGGTGCTTCGCTGTATGCGAAGCGCATCGCCTCGGCGCGCGCCTTTAGATCGAGCGCGTTTCTCTGCGCCTCCGCTGCGTCTTTGTCTGTGTGCGGAGAGTCCTCTTTCATGCTGACGTGCTCGAGGTGTAAGCGTCGCGCGGTCTCCGACTCCTCCTCGAGCGCCCTCACCGCGCTCGCGTAACGATTGATCCATCGCGTCTGCGCGATACGCTCGTCTTGTCGCTGACGATCGCGGAGTCGTTGGGGCTCGTCCTCCCTGTCTGGATGTAATGCGCGCTCCGTCGCGTTCGCGAGTAAGTGCTCGACGACCGCGTTCTTTCGTGCGTCGAGGTCGTCGGGGTCCTGTGCGCGCCCCGCCTCCGAGAGCTCGAGGATCAGGTTTCGCCCCTCGTCGCTGCTTAGCGCGACCTCGCGCGCGTCGCTCAGTTTGTTACCCTCGAGTATATCCGTCCGCTTAATCACGTCACCCGTGAGGCGCTCGACGTTGTCCTCTAGGTTCTCGACGATGCGAGCCTCGAACCCGCGCTCGCGCGCTGTGTCGAGATCCGCTTGCGCCTCTGCGAGTCTCTGCTGATCCTTCGCGAGCTTTGTCGCGTCGCGCCGGTTCGAGACCTCCGTCTTGATGATGTGCTCGACGCGATCACTTGAGAGCGCTTCGTCCTTAAATACGTTGGTGCGAGCCTGAATCTCGCCGACCTCGTCGACCCGCGCTACGAGTCGCTGATACTCCGCGTCGAGCGCGTCAAACTGCGCGCGCTTCTCCGGACTGAGGTTCTCACGCTTGTCGCTTCGGGGTTTCACTTTATCACGCTCTAGCATCTTCGCGCGGGCTTCGCTGTTCGCTCGCTGCACTGCGTCCTCGATCGCCCCCTCTCGATTCTCCTGCGCGTCGCTGATCTGCTTACGGAGACGCTTGAGGTCGTCGTCGGATAGCTCACTCAACGCGTCGACGCCCTGACGGTCGACGGCTCTATATGTCGCGATGTCCGCGTCGGGGATGTCCGCGCCGTGTACGACACGCTCCACCGACTCGGCGGGTTGCGTTTCGGGCTCCGGCATCGTCTCGAAGTTATCCTCGCTCGGCGTCTCCGCTTGCTCCGCTTCGCGCGCGTCTTTCGCGGCCTCTAGCGCCTGCATTGGCGCGTCGAAATATGTGAACGAGTAAGCCTCACGACGCGCGACCGTGTTCTCATATCGGCGCTTTAATTTCTCCTCCTCTACGCGAGCGCGTTCGATGTTTACGTCGCGGTAGTATGACATTCTCCTCCCCATCGCCGAAAAGTATTCCGACTTTTGTCGCTTCTCGCGTTTCTCTAACACGCGTAAGTCGTATGTGTTGAAGCTCACGAGCAGACGGTTAAGCTCCGCGCGTTCCTTCTTGTACTGCCCTTCTGCGAACGATGGGCGCACCTCCAAAATACGACGCGTCAAGTCCTCGAGTAATGCGCTTTTCGCCTCCTCCATCCGAGTCTCGTCGCCACTAAGAAAGGCGCGCTCGACGTCCTTATGTAGCCCCTTAAGGTCCGCGGGCATATCCTCCGCGTCGGGAGTTAGTAAACTCACGAACTCGCGGATCGGCGCTTGTTTCTCCGCTTTTGGTTTTGGTTTCGGCGCTTCCTGCTTCGGCGTCGGTGCTTCGGGTTGCGCTTCGGGCTCGCCACCCAGAGCGCGCAGACGACGCTCGAGGCGACGAACGACTCCACCGTGTCCCGCGCGCTTCGCCTCTGCGATCGCCTCTTTCACTTTAGCGCGCTCGGCGGTGAGCTTGTCTTGTACACCGTGTACCTCGTTCAACTCTGCGACGAGCTCCTTACGAGAAGTCGTCACCTCTTCACCCTTACGCGGTCCGTCGTCGATCGTGTATGTAACCTGGTCCCCGTCGACCTTCGTGATGTGTCCGTGGAACTCGCTCTCCCCCTCACCATGCAACGCGAATTTCGTACCTTCGACGAGGTGCGCCTCGTCGAACGCGTGGCGGCCTTGGTGTGTCGATGTGACGCGGTAAAAGTAGCGGTAACGCTTCCCCTTCGGCGTCATGTAGGGGACGCGTTTATAGTATCGGTGGCCCGCTGCCTTCAGGAACGCGCGGACGAAGTTTTGAAAGATCACTTGATCAACTCCTCTCGTGTGTGTGGCTCATTGTATCACGCCTTACGCTTACGCAGTCGCCCGTCCTCAGTCACCTCGAAGTCGGGGGGTACGCTGATCGTATCGCACCGACAATTAGGGTGTATCGGGAAGATCGTCGGCATCCAGTCCGCGCGCGATCGACCTACATTAACCCCGTTCGCCTCGAGCTCCGTAACAGTGAACACGCGGGGGCGACCGCCCTCCGTGAACACACGCAGACACGCGGAGCACGCTCCGCTCTCAGGGATACGCGCGACGCGCGCCTCGTCTCCATACGCCTCGACCGACGCGATCACGCGCCCCTCGTTGTGTCCCGCTTGGAGCTCCGTCTGCGCGATGCGCGTCCAGTTGTGCGCGTAATACCCCGTTCGATCCGCGAGCGTACCCGCGAGGCGTCGCGCGTCTCTCCCCGTCGCGGATTCCTCCGCAGCCTCCTCGCGCAGTACGGCGAGCATCGCCTCGCGTTGTTCGGGGATGACCTCGGCGACGATCTGCTCACCCTCCCACCCTTCAGCGGCGACGTCCTCTAGCTCAGCGCTGAGCGCGTTACCGAGTCCGCGAATGTACTCACCCGCGCGGAGCGCGAGACGCTGATACGCGCCACGCTCACCGGGGCTCATCCACGAGGGGGGCGTCGGTGGCGCTTGCTCACCCTCACCACCCTCGAGGGGCTCGGGGGCGTCTACCTCGACGTCCACCTCTTCCGTCGAGCGAGGCGTCGCGCGTCTCAGCTCGACCTCGATCAGGGGGGTGAACTCATCGATCCCCGTCTCGCGGAGCTCTGCGATCCGCTCTGGTTGCGCGTCGAACACGCGACCCGCTGCGAGCGTGTACGCGAGGGGGTCTAACTCCGCGAACACCATCGGCTCACGGATGAGCTCGTCGTCTCTCAGCTCGTCGAGCCTCGCGTCACTCAATCCGGAGCCCTCTTCGCCGAGGATGTCGACGAGGAGCGCGTCGTGATATAGGCGCGTGAGACGCGCGGCCTCTTTTGCTAAGTCGTCACGCGTCATCTGCTAAACCCTCGAGGCGCTCGCGTAGATCATCGAGTCGCGAGACGTACAAGCCGCGCATCTGTTGAGCGAGCTCCGCGATCAGGTCCACCTCGCCCCCGCGCGCCTTGCGGAGCTCGTCGCTCTGCTCGACCGCTTTGGAGGACCGGCGACGCGGGTGATCGGCGTGGAGTAAATCGTCGTCCTGAGTGAATCGCTTGTTCCCGCCACCCATGACGATCTTACGCCACGCCTTAACGCGCGCGAACGCCCAACTTTGGCGATTCTGCGAGGGACGATGCGACGAGCTGAACGCGCCCGCGCCACGTCGCCACACCGCTTTCAGTTGCGCGAGCGTCACGCGCTGCCACGGCTCTTCCGCGTCCTCGTTGTGCTCTTTGACGTCCTCCTTCAACGCGTCGATCACTTTCTTACTCAGCTTGATCGACGCGCCACTCTCAGCGCTCGACGCGCTCCCCTCCGGGTTCCTCTTCGATCCGCGCTTGCGCTCGTGTGGCTCGGCGGGCGTGTCGGCGCGCTCTTGAGCCTTCTCGAGCTCGTCGGCGCGCTTCATCTGCGAGACGATTTTACGCGCCCAACGATCACCCGCATCACCGCCCCAGAGCATCCACGATATATAAGACGCGCTCGTCGTGTCGCCGTGGTGCTCCTTGTAGACGCGATGCCTATTAAAGAATCCCGCCATACGCTTAACGGTGTCGGGGCCGAGTCGCTCACCCCCCGCGAGGTCGCTCGCCCGCTGGACGCCCGAACCGATACCCGCGCGACCCGCCTCGCGTGTCGTGAGTCCTCCGCGACCGTGTTCGCGACGCAGCTCGAGACCGCGCTCCGCTGCCTCTTGTACACCCTTCGGGGGTGTGAAGTCGATGTGTGAGTATCGAGCGGGGGTGCCCTTCTCGAAGTCGTCATCGAAGTCGTCTCCCTCGTCGTCCTCGATGTCGCTGTCGATCCCGTCGCCCTCTTCGAGCTCGATGTCTGCGTCGAAGCCGTCGCCCTCGTCGGGCTCGTCGGCTCCCCCTCTGAGGTCCTCCAGGTTCACCTCGCCCTCCGCGCCATCCCGACCCATCAACGCCGTGATGTACGTCTGATTCAGGATGATGTCACCACCTTGATCGAGGGGCTCGAGACCCGCGTCCGCGCGGACCTCGTTAATCGTCTTAAAGTGCGAGACCGCGTCGATCTGGTTCTTAAGCTCCGCTTCTGCCGTTTTCGCGTCCAATCCGACGAACCGGATCGAGAGCTCGGGGTCGATGGGGTGCACTATCCAACGATTGATCCACCCCTGAACCTGCCGTAAGAGCGGACGCAACCCGCGATCCTTAGACGCGAGGAGGCGATCACCCGCGCCCCCTGTGCTGAGTGCGCTCGTCACGCCCTCCGCGCCGAACACGAACCCGAGCTCCGCGGGGTCGATCTGATAGATCGCGCTCGCGATCTTCGTGAGATACCCGATCCAAGTCGAGTAGCCCATCTCCTCCGCGCTCGCTCCTAGGTTCACTGAAGAGACCTCCTCGTTAGCCTCGGGGTCGAGCTGTAGGATGGGCGTTCGCTTCGCTTGATGCGCTCCGCTCAACATCGCGTAGAAGTCGCGACGGAACGCGCGGAACACCTGCGGACTCATCTTACTCTTAACGGCGAGTATCGAGTTAACATGGATCCCGTTCGTGAAGTTACTCGCGTTGTAGGTCTCCGCGTTTACGAGATACGTGACTGTCCGCACGAGCTCCTCGAGCTCCGGATACCCATATCCGCGAGAATACACCCACGTGCGCGGACGCCTCACGCCGAACGCGAGCGAGTCCGCGTCCCACTCGGCGACTTTTTTCCCGTTGATCACCTGAACAAACGCCGACTCCTCCCAATCTCGACGCCCCTCGCGCTTCTCTTCGTCCGTGATCGCGCTGCGTCGAATCGTGGAGGCGTCCACCGGAATAAACCCGACGACCTCGCCCCCCCTGTTTCGCACGATCTCGAACGCGCATTGATCGAACGTGAGCGAGTCTCTGAGGATCATACGGATGAACGACTCGAACGAATCCGCGCCACCCATAGACGCGCCGTCTCCGCAGGTCTCCATCCACCGCGTGAGCTTGTTGATCCGCTCGCGGAGCTCGTCGGTCATCTCGGCGTCGTTATCCCGTGGTCCGATCACGAACCCCGCGGAGTACTTGTTGCGCTGTGGCGTCGCGAACTCCGCGACCTGATTGATCCGCGTCTGTATGATCGCGCTGATCACGGGGACGCGCGACATCTGTAAGAGAACGTCATAATCAAGCCCGAGCGTCCCCTCGTGCTCTGTGCCTCGATACGTGTCTCCATACGCTGCCGTCGAGTCCCACGGGTTGAGATCGTGCGCCTGTGGCATCGGGGACGACGCGCCGAGCTTATCAGCGCTCAGCGCCTTCTGGATAAGCGCCTCGCTGATCTCGCTGATCTCGCGCATCTGATCGTCGAAGGACGGGCGCGGGTTATGTGCTCTCATTGCTCGTAATCCTCCTCGAGGAATCGATACGCGAACATGATGTAACTCTCTCGCGGTTTGTTGTGTCCCTTGAACGGGCGCCGGCGCGTCACCACGCCCTCGCCCCATAAACCCGAGCCGAGTCGCCCATGCGCGTTACCCTCGATCGTCGAGACGTGGGTCTCGCCTACCTCGAGCGCTCGCGTGATGTGCGCGCCCCAACGCTTCCCGCCCTTCTTCCCGACGACCACGATGTCTCCTCGTTGGATCTCGTCGAGGGGGATCGAGCGCGCCGTACCCTTGCAGAACTCCCACAAGCGATACGTGGACGGGAGCACCTTTTTACGGAGCTCAGCGCTCAACGTGATGTCGCACCACGCAGCGAACGCTCCGCACCACGAGAAGCCCCCGATCTTCATGTTATACGAGTTCGTGTACGGGTCCTCTTTAGACCACCCGAGACCGTCGTTGATGTATCGGATGATCTCGGCTCCGCGGTGACACTCGTCCTCGCCCGACACCTCGCTGAATCCGCTCGCGCCTTTTTTCAAGATCACGCCATCCGCGTCCACGTAGTACCCGCGAGGGGGCTCGGTTACGTTAAACGCGTGCGCCTCTTCCGCGCGCGCGATGCAATTCTCGACTCTGGTGTTGTGCTCGTCCATCTGTGACGCTCCTCTCTGTTATCATGTGGAGTGTATCACACGCGCCGAATCGAGGACACATGGAGCTAAGAAACCGACGCCTCGCGATCGTATTGCTCGACCTGATCGGCTCGACCGCGTTCGTACAACGCGTCGGAGCGATGCGCGCTGCGACGTGGTTACAGTATCACGACCGGCTCGCGCGCTCTCTGCTCTACCGATTCGAGGGGCGCGAGATCGACCGGAGCGACGGCTTCTTGTTGTCGTTCGAGCGACCGATCGACGCGCTCAACTTCGCGTTGCACTATCAAGCCCAGATCCCGCAGAAGACGAAGCTCGGCGCGCGGATCGGCGTTCATTACGGAGACGTCGTCGAAGTTACGCAAGACGAGCTCTATTCGGCGGTCGGCGCGAAGAGCGTCGAGCTCGAGGGGATCGCAAAAAACATCGCAGCGCGCGCGATGTCGGTCTGCGAAGCGGGTCAAGTCATCCTCACACGGGACGCGATGCGCGCGGTACGCAATCGAACGAACCCCTCCACGCCCAAGGGGACGCGCTTCGCGTGCGTCGGGCTCTATCGATTCAAGGGTGTGAGCGCTCCGGTCACGCTGTACGCTGTAGGAGACACCATCGAGTCGCTCCAACCCCCGCGCGGTAACGAGAAAGCGAAGCGCGTCGGGGGCGCTAAAGCGATTAAGTCGCGCGCGCGTCATCGTCGTTGGAGAGAGTGGGCGCTGTGGAGCGCGTATCGCTTAACGTGGATCAGCGTCGGATACATTCTCGCTATGATGTACCCGTGGATGTCGAATCGTGACGCGCGTCACTTGTGGGGCGTCACCTGGTTAGATTGGTTCGATTATATCGCGATCGTCGTCGAGGCGATCAGAGAGGCTTTTAAACAATGGTGAGCGAACAAGTAACGGAGCTCGACGAATACAAGGCTCGGCGCGGTTGGTGGTTCGCCGTCTTTTTCTTACTGCTCGTCGTCGGGCTCGTCGTATTCCTCGCGCGCGTGACGATCGTCGATCAGAATCGAGATGTCCTCGTGGGGATTCTCGGCGTTATCACCGGCTCGATTTCGTCGATGCTCGCGATCGCGAGCGGTCGAGACCCGAGCGAGGTCGAGGAGCTGCGCGACAAGCTCGGCAAAGCGAACGCGGACCGCGAGGCGCTGATCGCCCGATTGAGGGACGCGCAGATTCAGCTCCAGATACACCGCGACATGATCACGGATCTTCAGCGCGCGATCATCGAGCGACTGAGCGCGCTTGAGCTCAGGGAGCGACCGTCACCCGAGCGCGTCGAGCTCGATGAGACCGTCTCTCGTTGGCTCCCCTCTCAGTCGTCGGACTCGTCGGACTCCGATTCAGAGAGTTGAGCGATCGCTGGATCGCTCATCGTTGCGCCTCCCTCTTCTTAGCGTGGTACCTCTCGCGACATTTCGCGAGCCTCCGCTCGCGCTGCTCCTCTGTCTCAGCGTCTAAGCGGATCCGCGCGCGCATCCTCGCGAAGCGCAGACGCTCGGCGCGCTCCTCGGGCGTCTCCGTCGCGCGCTTAAGCCTCATGTACTCGCGCATGTGCGCGCGGTGTCGCTCTCTCTGCTCCTCGGTCACTGCGCTCGCTCCCTCTGTCGTTGCTTGTATTTGCGCTGATACGCGCGTTGACGCACGAGGCGCGCCTCGCGCTCCTCGGGCGTCTCCGCTTCGCGCTTCGCCTCCCTCCATAGGCGCGCGTAGGCGAGTCGCTCCTCGCGCTCCTCGGGCGTTTCGCTCGCGCGCCTCATCCTCCGATACTCACGCATCCACGCTTTACGGCGCTCGATCACCTCGGGGCGCTGATGGTACTCGCGTTGATACGCGCGTCGCTCCTCCGCTGTCTGCTTCTGCGCTTTGCGAGGGCGCCCCGCTCCGCGTCTCTTGATCGGCGTCTCGTATGCTGTCGGGTCTTGTTTGATCATGTCTCGCTCCTCTTCCTCTCGTGATACTTAGCGCGACGCTTCGCGAGTCGCTCCTCGCGCTCTTCGGGCGTCTCCTCGATATTCGCTACTCGGCGCTTCGCGCGTCGCGCTTCTCGTTGCTCCTCGGTCTCTCGCGCTGTGCGCTCCGCTCGGCGCGCGCGACGCTTCGCGAGTCGCTCCTCCTTCTGCTCTGCGGTCTCCATCTCGAGCGCGACCTTGCGCGCCATTCGACGATACGCGAGTCGGTCCTCGCGCTCTTCGGGTGTCTCCACCCGCGCGCCTCGCTTGTCGGCTTGCTCGCGCTCGCTCGATCTGCGCTCCGCTGCTTTCTTCGCGTGATACCTAGCGCGACGCTTCGCGAGGCGCTCCTCGCGCTGCTCGGGCGTCTCCTTCTCGCGCCGACGCTTACGGCTCGCGCGGTTGCGTGCGAGGTACGCTTCATACTGCTCCTCGCTCAAGCGCTGGTAGCGCTCGCGGTGATACGCTTGGAACTCGTCGCGGTTGAGCGCGTACTTGACCCGCGCGTGGAGCGCGTGCTTCTCGAGTCTCCGCTTGCGCTCCTTCGGCGTCTCGCGCTGAATCCGCAGGCGCTTACGCTCCCTCATCCGAGCGAGCCTCCGCTCGCGCTGCTCCTCTGTCTCGTTCTCGATGTACTGTTGATACATGATCCTGCGGTACAGGCGACGCTCCTCGCGCTCCTCTTCGGTCTCTTTGTTGCGTTGGTTCATGCGTCATCCTCGCTCAATGTTTCACGTGAAACGCTCGGGCGCGCTTCGCCCTCGAGCGCTGACACGAAGCGCGCGCGGGTCGTCGCGACTGGTGAGTTCAGCGCGCGCGTTACTTCGCGTAATGTCCGGAGCGTCTCGTGATACAGCTTGATCGCTTCGCGCTCCGCGACCGGATCGCCGACCGTCGGGAGCACGACCCGCTCCCATAATTTAATCTCTGTCTCTGTGTTCATTTGTTACTCTCTCCGTAGATTCCAAGTTCAAAGGATACGATCATGATACGACGCCGATTCGCTCAACACACCACCCCGCCCCGCAGGGTCGCGCCCCCCACGAACCCCGAGCTCGAGGACCTGCTCGACGATCTCGAGGAGGACGACATCGACGACACCCTCGACCCCGACGAAGTCCCCGAGCCACCGAGGCCTGAGGAGTTAAATGACCGGATCCTCGATCACCGTTGACGCGCTAGCGCGGGGGGTTCGCGAACAGGTCCACCGTGATCAACGAGATCAGGCACGTCAGCCACACGATCCATGATATGTCCTCGCAGCTCATTTAGACCTCCTCCGTCTCTGCGTGTCGAGGCTCCGTAAGTTGTTCTCGTTCCAGAGCTTACCGTTGGGGCGCGTGAAGCGCGTCTCGCCCTTCTCGATCCGCTCGTTCAGCTCCTCCGCGATCGCGCGCCACCTCACACCCTCGAGCCTGCGCTGACGCGCTAAGCGGAGCGCGGGGTCGCCGACCTCGATCGCGCCTAAGCGACGCGCTAAGCCGAGCAGCGCGGAGCGGTGGATCGGGGCGTCGCTCTCCGCGATGCGCTCGAGCTGTTCAGCGATTCGAGGGATGAGCGCCTCAAAGGTTCCCACGTCTGCCCACGTCTCCACGGGATAGACGAGTGGCTCACATGTTGACCGATCGGGCGCTGAATCGGCGATAACGGTTGCCGTGTGAGCCGTTACGGGCTGCGCTTGTGGCTCCGATGGCTTCGCTTGTGCGCGTAGCTCGCTCAGGCTCATCGCGAAGTGGCTCGGGATCGGCGCCTCGCGTCCCGCGAAGCCGTGGAGCGCGCGGAGCTCCTCCGCTCTGCGCTCGTCGAGACCTGGTGGTGGTTGATAGTCTTCGGGGTTCATTTCGTTGTACTCCGTTACGGTTTGGTGTACTGTGACGCGGTCACGTTAAACCATGTCACCAAAGAACGCAAGGGGGAGAGAACGTGGAAGATACACGAACATATAACACGCTGACGCGCGTCCGCGAGATCGAGGAGCACCTCGAGCTCATGACTCAGGATAATGTCGGCCCCATTGAGAGAGACGAGCGACTCGACTGCGCGCTCGAGGCTGCGCGCTTGGAGTTCCTCGTCGCCCTCGATGAGACGTACACGCCCACGCGAGAGGACCTCGAGCGCGCCGTCGGGATGCCCTTCGTCTACGTCGAGGTCGCTCAAACGTGGTACGCGTTGCCGTTGGGCTTCATCGAGATCGAGCGCCCCGCCGGGTATGCGCTCGCGCCAATCCTCCCCAACACGCGCCAACTCTCGGAGCTCCTCGCTAACTGCGTAGACCGCGAGGCGTTCGCGCGTGAGATCGTCGCAGACCACGAGATGCGCGTCCTCATCGTTCACGCGCTCAGCGCGCCGACCGTGTTCGGGCTTACAAGGGACGAGGTGCTCGACGCGCTCGAGGAGCAAGCGCGCACCGCGAACGCCTCATCGCTCGAGAGGCTCGGCGATTGGGCGCGCGCTGTCACAGCCGTCACGCTCGTCGAGATGCGCGCGCAAAAGGTATACTCGACTCTGGAGGCTATGCACTGATGAACGCTGAGACCGTGACACGGCTACTCGGGGACCTCCGACTCGGAGAGCGCGCATGTTCGGGCGCGCCCTACATCTACGCGAAGACCGACAACGGCGCATGGTGGGGGCTACACAATCAAGTCGAGCGTGTTGACCACATCGGCGCGCCTTGCGTCCCCTACATCTACGAGGACGTGTTCCCCTCGACGCGTGTGCTCGTCGAGGCGATGGACGTGCTCGGAGCGAAAGAGGTGTTCATCGTCGTAGCCTACGCGACCGCGCGACCCTACTCGCCGACGCTTAATTTCGACGCGTTCGCAGATGCGTTGTACACGAACACCATCAACGGCGACGAGCACGACCCGAACGACGTCGCCGACGAGCTCGGTCCGTGGTGGTATAGCGTCGACACCGTCTACGCGCACCGCGTCACGAGATCGGCGCTCACGCAACACAAGACGCGCGGGGGGCTCGGGTTCGTGCTCGCCGAGCTCGGCGAGCTCGAGGAGATGTTCAAGGACTCGATGAACGATCACGCGACGAGCGCGATCAACTTACTCGCGGAGTACATACGCGCGCACTAGTCACTGGGCGACCACGGCTCGAGATCACCCTCCCACGTCGCGACGAGCTCCTCGCGATCCAACACGACGAACGCGATCGAGTAGCGGTAACACTTGCGGAGCTCGCGCTCTAGGTCGCCCCTCATGATCGCGAGATACAGTGGAGCGCGTACCCATCGGATCCCGTAACGTCGCTCGTGGTCACTCAACCGGATGAGCGTAGGCTGTGACGCCTCGATGAAGGGGAGGAGCGCGCGCGTCTGCTCATCCATCGGCGCGACGCGCAAACGCTCATCGTAGTCGCGACGCAGACGTGAGCGACGCTCCCACGCGCACCAGTACGCGAGCTCTGACACCGCGCTCGGCGCGTCGTGTGCCGCGACGAACTCATAGAGCAGCGTACCCGAGCGTTGCGCCTTGAGCGCGCGGAGCGCTAAGCGTCGCGCGTGATACGGCTGCCGTCGCGCCTTCGAGCTCCATGACCACGTCTCATCGTCGTCGCGCTCGACGCTCACTCGTCGGCCTCGATCGCGTCGGACTCGATCGTCACCGGAGCGGGGAGCGCTTCACCCCTCCCGCTCGCCGTGATCGCGCGCGCCCAATACTCGCCTTGTGCTCTCAGTTCAGCCTCGTCGAGCCCGAGCTCTCGCGCGGTGTGCTCGATCGCTGACTCGAGCGTCGTGTGGACGACGACCTCCTGAGACTCGCGCTTGACCTCGTGTCGCTGAGCGGGGGGCTGATACTCGCGCCCGCCTCGACGCTCAAGCATCCAGAGCGCAGCGCTCGATCCCTTGCCTCCCTCCTCTGCGAGCCCTTGCCACCTCATGCGACGAATCGCGAGCGCGCGCTCCACCGTGTACGCGCACGCTGAAGCCCACGCTCCGACGCGCTCTCCCCCTCGATCGCTCGCGCGCTGGCGCTTCACCCAACGACGGAGCGCGCCTCGCGCGAGACCGCAGAGGACCTCCGCGTCTCCCAACGTCGCCCCCCTGATCAGCGCCTCGCCCGCTGCGAGTACCTGATCATGTGTATAGCTCGTCGTCGGCGGTGGAGAGACGTTCTCGAATTGTCCGACGTCCACACTTGGGAGTGAGTCCTCGATCACCTGAGCGCGTAGCTCGGCGCGTTGCGCTTTGGTCATTGATCGCGCGTGAGCCTGCTCTAGACGCTCCGCGTGTCTCGCTCGATTCTCTGCGCGACGCGCCTCGCGTCGCTCCGCTCGTGTCTGCTCTGTCATGCGCACCTCCTCGGCGCGATGATAGTGCGCTCGTGTTAACTCGTCAACTCGACGCGAGCCCAACACGCATAAACGCCCCTCCTCGTCAACCTGGTCGCAGAGCGTCGAGCGTCGTATTCAGACGAAGCGCAGCGGACGCCGTCACGCGTGATCACGATGAAGCGCGACCGGCGAGGGAGCTCCGCGACATACCCGCCGACGCTCGCGCGAGCTGTGAGCTCGACACACTCCCCCTCGCCCCCGCTCACTCCGAGCTTGTACGCGACGCGCATCATGACGACGCACCGGCGACGATCAGCGCGCGGAGCGTCGCGTGGATCGAGAGCTCGTATGCCTGCGCGATCTCTGTGAGCGCTTGCTCGAACTGACTGCGGGGGATGTGTAACGCGGTCGTGCGTGTCGTCGCTCCGGTGATGGGGGCGAGCGTCGCTCCCCCGCGCATCACCTTAAGCACGCCCCTCGCGACGAGATCGCGGATCACGTAAGCGGGCGTTAAACCGTCCGCGTGTTGGATACGGACCGTTAACTCTGTCCAGAGCTCAGCGCGGTGCGTCTCGATGAGCTCCTCGAGCTCCGCAGTCAAGCGCAGCGTGTAGCGCCTCGATGTTTGTGTCGTCATGTGTGTCTCCGTTGGATGAACCGTCGACCGTCGTGATCGACGTAGCGCGATCATCTCAGCACGTCCCGACACGTGAGTCAACAGGCGTGTCACCACAGTGGCACACACTACGCCTAGACGTGTCACCACAGTGATACGTTGGCGTGTCACCACGGTGGCACGTTGACGTGTCACCACAGTGACACACATTACGCCTAGACGTGTCACCACAGTGGCACGTTGGCGTGTCACCACAGTGACACACTGACGTGTCACCACAGTGACACACTGACGTGTCACCACAGTGACACGCCTAAAACCGGCTAAATCGAGCCTCGATCGTCGTAAGTATGCGTAACTACTACGAAAACAAGTTCCGATTTCTAACCTTCGGTAATGATCGAATATCGAAGGTTAGAACGTCGAAAATGTTCTCGACACCTCTCGACACCTCTCGACACCTTCTCGACACCACACGTAAGTATGTAATAAGTAACGATTATTTCGTGTTTTGGTGTCGAGGTGTCGAGAGTGTGGAGTTCTGGGGAAACATTGTTAGAAGTAAACAGAAAAGAGGAGACCCGTTTTCGTATTCTCTCCGCTCAACTCCACAACCTCGACACCTCGACACCTTTTAAACGCAGAACGCCGAACGCGTGGGGGTTTCAGCGTGGTGTCGAGCGAGGTGTCGAGAGGTGGCGAGAAATCGTCGACACCTAAACGCGTAAATCGCGAATCGCGAAAC